AACAATGCTTTATACACTGCAAACTTTACACCACCCACACAGCCACTGACTGCAATCACAAATACAGCGCTACTAACCTGTAATGATAGTCATGTAATTAATGATGAGAGCGCTAACGGCGTCGTTCTAACACGTACCGGTGAAACAATTGCTACTAAGTTTAATCCATTTTGATCATAAGGATATTGAAGTTTGCCAACTATATCATTAATAAACGATTCTAGTGCTCTACCTGCTGGACTGGCAGCCGAAGTAGGCGATGAAGCTTTTGTAAGAGACAACAGTGTAAGATACAGGTTTGTAGACTTATCACAAGTATCATCTCAATCATTTTCATTTGATAGCAATGTTGGAGTTTTACATGATGCTTCCGTAACAAGTTCATTTGAAAGTGATGGAAAATTTAGTCTTTCTTATTGGACTTATCTCGCTAAACAAACATCCTCACCTATTCTATCTTTTAATCAAGACTCAAGTCAGGTTGAAGTATCATTCACTAATAGAGGAACTTCAGATGTTGATGGTACGATAGATTCTGGTCATAGAGTGTATCCGACAAGTCCTTTCTTAGCGAGTTCTTTTCCAGTTCGTTCTCCAGATTCAGCTGAAATTCCTAACGATGGATCTATTTGGAGTGGAGACAGTGGAGTAGTTACTATTAATAAGTTGAGAGGAAACAGTTCTTCTTTTGATAGTGCCGTTAAAGTACCTTTTACTATACAATCTTTTCAAAAAGACGTATCTTCATTCAGCGGAAATGACAGAGGAGTAAATCAAAAAGACAACTGGGGTCTTGTAAGTATAGATGGTGTTATAAGAGTAAGTTCACAAGAAGTTATATGGCAAGGCGTAAAGCATCGTCCTCAAAACGATTCCAATTCAGACTTACAAACTCAGATTGTGAGTGAAAGATCTGCACAGGATTGGGCTCACAACGGTGTTATTCACGACAGTAATAGTAACTTAAAACTGTATAGATCTGAAGTAGCGTACGATTTAGTTCACGATGAAAGGTATAGTCATGATGCCGGTGAGCTTTCTATAGATGATTTTCGCACAGACAGAGACGCAGCTTTTAAAGTTCAAGCTTACTTTCCTGGAGCAACTGGTGGTGCAGACGCAGTACTATTTACATTAGGATCAAATCCTGGTGACAAGACTGAGATTCGTCACGATGCTAGTAGTGGACAAATAGAAGTAGTTTGCCGACAGTTATCAGGATCATTTAACGCCTCATCATTGTTTACTGGTCAATTCAGAGATGTAGCTTGGGAAATACAAATCAATCCTGCTAGATTCTCTCTATATGTTGACGGCATAAAGAAATTAGAACTAACAAATATAAATCCTCTTACAAACTATAGGTGGGCTGAAGGCGCTGGAACAGGAATTGCAAACATAGGAGTTACTAACTCTGCAGATGTTACTTATCAACCGAATCACTACAACAGTGTAAAAGCCGCATACAATAACTTAATAGATGCTACTCGAGTAGAGAACGGTAACGTATTCGTGAACACGTCACTGAATGACGCTCGAACTTACTTCAAAGTTAACACTGTTATTCCGGTTGGTTCGAATAAATTTTATTATTGGGAAAATAGATGGACAGGTAATAACCTTTATTCGGACGGAAAGTATTGGACTTATGGTTATAACTACATAGTTGACGCGAGGTGGAACGGTCAAGCACAAGGCACCAATCAAGTTGGACCCCGTGTTATTTCAAATGACGATTTAAGAGGTGAGTATTTAAATCCTAATACTACAGTAAGTAATCCTTCTGATCCTCATGAAGGAGAGCTTATGAAGAGACTAGACGTTTACACTAGTTTTCTTTATGAGAGGTCAGGGTATCACTATTCGTATATATTTGATGTCTCTAATGGAATATGTTATTCTATTATGAGAGGCTTAATGAGTGGAACAACATACATCAGAACAATGCCTAACTTACACGCTGCTGCTTTAGGATACACTCCTGGTGTGAGTAATGGAGGAGACCCAGCACTAGACAATCCTGGATATAACATCGCCTTCAACGAGCATAGATGGATATACACTAGTGCAAGTGATGGTAGAGAAACGAATCAAGGAAGATGGATAAGAAAAGGAGACGGCGAGGCCGACGTAGGACTAATTCTTAATCCTGACAGTTGGAAGTACAGACCACTCAAGATGTTAAAAAGACTTAAACAATTGATTGATGGGAATCCAGCATTAAGTGCATGGAATGGCGCTTTTTCTGGTCAACCTAGTGGTTATACTTACGACATTACAAACGCTGGTATTGAGGGTGCGTACGCATCTGCAGCTCCTCATATTTCACCTTGGTATACCATAAGTGGTTACCCTAAATTAAAATACTTTCCTCAAAAACTAAAAGGATTAAGCTCAAGTCCAATGAAAATAGGAACTGGTAGAGTTTCAATTAATCCTCTTTCTGAACACGGCAGTGATTACGCAAATAAATATGTGGCCAAGACTGGAGGGACTATAAGAACAGTAAGTGAAGGAACTTATCCAGACTTATCTTATTATATTAGAACTGTTGTACAAGACGGTGACTGCTTATTGCTTCAACCTGGAACTTACAGCATAGGTATAGATGACGGTCAAGGCTCTAACGATTACTTTGAGCAGATAACTGACTATAACAGATTCTTAAGCACTCCTTTCTTTAAGAAAAAATTTCTGATATGTGGAAACACGGATGTTCCAAGTAGTGTACACATCAACTGGTACCCTTATGGATACAACACTTCTACTCCAATAACTTATCACTATGTACGTGCACCTTTCTTTGGAAAGAACGCCGATGATAGAAACGGTCTAGCATTCTTGTCAATGAAAAGATTTTTTGGTTCATACTACCAAGATGCGGTATCAATATTTTTTGACGATAAAGGAGCAAAAGCAGAAAAAGTAATATTCGATCTCGGCAGTAAAGAAACATACCCATACACTACATATTATCACTTAACAATGTCTTATGATGAAGTAGAGCGTTTCTATAACAACATCTACGCTGGAAAACCTTTCAGAACATTAAGAGACTGTCACTTTAAAAACTATGGTGAGTTTAGAGATAATCGTAATAAAGACATCACGGGTAGTTCAAGCTACACAGTAGGTCACACTATATACATAGAAAACTTAGCGTTTGAAAATGAAGATGTTCGAACTCAGTTGCACAACAATAATTTTGACTCAAACGGATATCTTATAGATGAAGTTACATTTGATGATTCAAACACTGCGCATGATGTAAACTTTAGAGGATACACTCACAGCTTTAACGTAAAACCGAGATCTTATGCTGGTATTTACAGCCGGCCAAATACTTTCCAGTCTGATAAAGCTGAAGTTTTGTCACTAATAGATCAAGATTCTAACGTAGTTTTACTTGACGCCAGACATCCTCCTTTAGAACTATTAAAAATAGATGACAGAGGTATAATCACTACTTCTACAGATAACGGCATAAGTTCTATTCAAGCAACTCAACCTAACTTCAATGTTGATCAATGGACATTCAATACTCTAGAATGGGATCCTTCCACAAACATTGCTACTCTAAGTGTGAATGGTGAGAGCGGCGGAGAGATCTCAAATTTCTTAGACAGTGTCTATATAAACCAAACTAAAATGTTAATAGGAGGTGAGGTTCACTTTAATTCATCAACAAATCCTCATTTTACTCATAAATTTTTTGCTGAACCTAACGTCGTAAAAGACTTAAAGTTGCAAACAGACGACAGTTTCTCTTCTATACCGTTTACTGTACCTAATCTAGAACCAGATGAAAAACCCGAAACGGTTATCATAACTGGTCTATCTTCAATAGATCCCTCTATACAAACAACTATAGGAACTGGTACTCTCACCTTTCAAGAATTTAGCCCATTCACTGGTGAAGAAAGAGATTGGAAAAAAATCGGAGTTGTTCGACCAACGTATCATGACGTTGCTATTATTAATCCGTTCACTGACGCTGTCTATGGCACCGGCACTGATCCAGGGAGAGCTCCAGAAGGAGATGAAGGAGTCGGTAGATTGAGTGATGATCTACATCATGGTGCTGATTCTGTTGGACTTACAAAAGAAGTATTTGCTGCTTATGACAGTGACTTCTTAACAGGTGTAAGTGATAGTTCAAACAGTTTGTTTGATGTGGAAGTTGTACTCGCTGAAAGAGATGCAAATAATAAACTTCTGCAATGGAGACACGAAATAAATAATGTTGAGCGTACAGCTATAGTAGGAAAAGATAGTAGTGGTTATAGATTCATTATAAGAAAAATAGATAGAGACTACACTAAAGCAACTCGGCCAACCGCAATGGTGAGATTTATTCCTTCATTTGCAAGTGGAATTGACGATAGTAACTTTCCAGCTGGTCCACAAACAAGTTATATGCAGAACGTTTCTGGAACAATAGGAATAGAACATATAGATGTTAATTACGACAGGTTTGGTGCAGATATTAATAGAACTGGTTTGTTTCAAAATGTTTCTAGATTTGTGGAAGTAAGACCACTTCCTATTGATAGAAATCCAAGTATGTATACGTATGATAGTGAACCAGCATCAAGATTCAATCCTAAACTTGCTCTCGTTGAATTCGATAGCATAGGAGCATTACCATTATGACGTTTACAGATGATGAAATAAAACAATATGCTACTGCTAAGGTAGGAACAGTTTTATACACTTACACTCCTTATGGTTGGAAAAATATTGGAGTTGTTGACAATGTTCCATTTGATAGGGACAGCAATGGAAGGTTAGTGCCAGTTACACCCGATGGTTATGATCCAGTTGCAGATGCTGTAACTCCAGTCGTAAATCTTGCTGAAGTAGATGAAAACGGTGATCCTATAACATGGAGACATCTTACAAGTACAAAGGTGATGCAGCCTTCCACAAACAGAAGTCGTAAAGACTATGCTACAATATTTACAGATGGTTATCAGAAGACTATTGTTCCTAGAAAAAGGAATGAGACTGAAACAAAGAGTGATCCCGGACATGATGTTGGTCAAAGGTTTATAGTAAGGTTTGAAACTACAAACCAACCTCACTTTGCATTTGACTCTCATTCAGAAAACTTTTTGATTCGAAGAGATAGCGATGGAGTTATTATTGATCCTGTAGATCATTACTTCGACTTAAGTGTTGCTGCAGATGGCGCATCTGTTATACGTGCTAGCAGTATATTAGCACTCAAATTATTCACTTTAGGTGTGCCTTTAGTTAGTTACAGAAAAACAACACCAGATGGATTTCAGCGAGCGCCTTCTCCTACTGGAATGGACTTTTCTGCAGACGGTAAAACTTTATTTTTATTAAGTGCTGGTAAACTTACAGGCTACAACTTAACAACACCGTTTGATCTTATGAGTGCACAAACAACTCAACCTTCTAGCTTCGATGTATCACCAAACATATCTCCAACATCGGCTGGAGTTGTTGTTAACTCTAATGGAAGATTAGTTTATATTCTTGACACCACTATGAAGAAAGTGTATGAATTTGATTTAGACGTAGCGAACGATGTTAGTACAATGATATTCAGATCAAACTTTTATAACAATCCAGAAGATATAGGTGAAAAGACTATCCTTACAACTGACGGAAAATTCATGTATTCACTGTGTTGCTACAAGTATACTGAGAATTCTCAAATAAAAAGGTATCCTCTGACTGAACCATATAGTGTTTCAACTGCTACAAACCATGCGGACATAGATACAGACTTTCCAAACGCACGTGATTACAGGATTTTTAGTGGTTATCCTAGTTGGACTGAAAGAAATATCCAAGGCGCTCAAGCGCAATACTCTGGCGGATGGAGAACAATATATGATCACTATGGAAAATTAAGAGACTTTCACTTAAAAGAAGATGGAACAGAAATATTTACTATATCAGAGTGTGCATCTGTAAACGGAGAGATTAAGCGCTATGAACTTAATACGGCATATGATCAGAGCTCTTCAAGCAACGTAACTACAATTGTACACACTATTGGTTCAACAGCACCAGAAGACTTTGAAAGAAATCAAAAAGAAAACGGTGTTCAAGCGATGCACATCAGTCCTGATGGAACAAAGATGTTTATTCTTGACACATCATCTCGATCTATTGTTCAGTACAATATGCAGACAGCGTTTGACATTGGATCTATTAACACTGGTAACTTATTGAAAAACGTACCTAAAACTCTTGATGCTTTTGGATATGATGAGATCCTTCAACTTTCAGATATTCCTGCGGTTGCGTCATCTCCACCTGGAAACTTAACGCCCAATCACCCTGATGATACAGGTTTCTCTCAATCTACTTATCAAGACTTTTCACTTATAAGAGACATGCAGTTCAATGCAGCTGGAACTAAACTCTATGTTTCAAATGATCATAAGATATATGAGTACAATCTAACAACTGCATATTCTATTTCATCTGCATTATTTTCAAGATCACACAGTCAATATCAAACTCACCTTGAAAATAAAAATGGAACTGCAAACTTTCATTATGATTCTGGAGGAAGAATTTATATTTCAGATGCCAGTGATGACATCATTCGTGAGTTTGGTCTTGATTCTCATATAGGAACTGGAACTTCGCAGTTTGTTGAAAAGGTCCTTGATGTAGATATTTCAAATCCAAAAGATATTGATATGAGTTCAGCAGACAGCAGTATTTTTATAAGTGGAACCGGAAGTGTATCTAAGTTTCCTTCTGCAGGAACTGCCTTTAGAATAGAAAAATATAATATGTCAACTCCTGGAAAATTACATTCGGCTGCACTTGCAGATAGTTACTATAATGATAACTTAGTGGCTACAGGTGATGGGATTGTGTTTAACCAAGATATGACAAAAGCATTCATAGCTGGAAACGACGGTAGAGCACAAAGAATAAAAACATTGGAAGTTGACTCAGCACTATCGAATGCAATTGTTTCTCCTGATGAGTATGATCTTAGATCGACAAATAACAATGATGATATCAAAGGAATAAGGTGGAATTCAACTGGAACTGAATTCACTGTCACCGGTGCAGATTTAGAAGAAACATATAAAACAAGTACTCCATACAGGATAACTCTTATATAAATAGTAGAAAATAGAGGGTAACTAATGTCAAGAACGTCAAAAGTAGCGCAAGCATTTTCAAGTACTGGTGTACTCGCTAACGCGACTAAAGCTACTGGTGCAGAAGCACTTGGAGATAGAGATGACTTTGCGCCGTACTGGGACAGTAATGGAACTTACTTAGACAGACCAACATTTTCAACACAACAAACATTCGGACAGAGTGATTCAGCTGGAGGCAGAGTGCTTAATAGAATTACGTTATCTCCAACTGCAGTGGATCCTGAAGGATTTCCACTAACTTATAGTGTTGATACGATACCGTCCGATCCGACACAGTTAGACTCTGTTAGTGTTACAGGTAATAGTTTTACATTTACTCCTGCTTTTGGTCTTAATGGTGATTCTCAAAATAATGATGGAAGTTTTAAAGCTCGCCTTAGAGCATCTGACGGACCAAGAGACGTTTTAGATGTTGTTACATTTACGTTAAGCTATACAGAAAATATGCACGTTCCTGCAGGAACAACCTTACTCTTAGGATTAAGCTTTGATGGTGGTGTACTTGGCAAAACAGGTTCTTGGGCAACTCCAACTGGAGGACCGGGTACATATAACACTTCAGGTGGAGTTTTAAATGGTGGTTACGGATCAAACATCTCTGGATCAATTACAGTAAATGAATTATCACAGGCAGGATCAGGCGCCGGAAAAACATATGTAGCGTGGTATAAAGGATCTCAGACTAACGGAACAAACAGTGTGTACTCTCCTGGTGTTCCAATCTTTGGTCATACGACTGGATCAGTACATATGGGATTTGGACTTGAAGATGGTGTTCTATGTGTTTGTGGTGGTAGTGCTGCGACTAAAGGAACGACTAATTTAGCTACCGATACTTGGAGAATGATGGCTTTCACCTATTCAAGTTCCGGTGAAATTGTAAACGGTTGGTGTGATAATGGTAGTGGAACTATGGTAAATGAAATCGTAGACAAAGATTGTAGTAGTAGTTCAGCTTATAACTATATAAATCATTTCCTCAATGGTTACAGTTATGGTGGCTATCAACAACCTACCGCCGCCGACAACATGCAGGTCTTTGATAATATTTTAACTCAATCACAAATTCAAGCTATCTTTGACAAAGGCGGCGGGACCAATGGAGGCAACTAGATGGTTTCACTAACTGATTTAAGAGGGACGGTAACAGGAGGAGTAGATTCCGCCTCAACGATATCACTCATACAAAACACTGTTGATTCGAGCTACGTATCACTGAGATCAGCAGGTGCAGAATTAGATTCAAGTTCAGTGATGGGTATTGTTAACACTTCTAGTATTGTTCCCATTGCAGACTCTTCTTTGAGTCTAGGTAGTTCTTCTCATAAATTTAAAGAACTCTACCTTTCGGCTGGAACCCTTCACTTAGGAGATAAAGAATTTAAGAAGAAAGATATTCTTGACTTTGATATGTCTATTGAACCAGAAACAATGACTATTAGTGTTGATGTTGACGCTGCAGGAGCTATGCCTCCTTGGCTCTGGTCTTGGGACGTGACTTCAAACATACCATACGCAAGATCAAGAATTAGAAATCAAACTCAGGTTAATGTTCCTTTGTATCATGATGGAACATACACTATTAATAACTTTACTGCGCACTCAACGTACGGCAATGCAACACAACCTCATAAGATATATTTAAAATGGATTGATGGTGCTGGCACTCAGAACATTCCTTCTTGGTCAACATCTACTCTTAACGTACAAGGTGTATCAATGGACGGAGTAAGAGGAGGAGCAGCAACAGAAGTGCAGAGACTGAACATCAATGTTCCTGCAGAAGGTGTTGGAACTCCAACACTTACTCCTCCAACATTAACTTACAATATCGGTGCCGCTGGTGGTCAATATGTTTATAGTGGAATAGCAACTGGAGCAAACACTGATATTGGTCCTCTTTATAAAGGAGGTACATATACCTTTCAATTAGATAGTTCAGCGAATGGACATCCGTTCTATCTTTCAACTGATTCTGCTGGTGCACCATACACAAGCGGAGGATACACTAATGAATACTTAGATGGTGTAACTGGAAGTAGAGTTAATGGTCCTGGTAGTTTAGTATTCACTGTTCCATCAGATGCACCAAGCTCTCTTATATACAGGTGTGGATTACATGCAGGAATGGTTGGAAATATTACAATTAAAGATTTAAAACTGGATAGTAACGGAGCGGGTAATCCAATTCTTTATTTTCAACACGATCAAGAGCATCATAAAACTCCAGTTGAGATAAGGCCAATTCCAGACGCATCATCTCAAATGTGTTTAACTTTTGACGGAACAAAGTTTGTTCCTCAAGACATGAATGTTTATTTACAGAAGACACCAATAATGAGAGATGCAGTAAAAGAACTAGCATCAGAGCAGACTACCGCTGAAGTCGCTGCGGGTAACATTGCAACACCTAGTAGTTTAAAAGATATTACTATTCAAAGTACAAACTTATCTCAGCAAGGTGATTTAAGTATTGTGGAAGGAACAGCAAGATGGTATCCTCCCTTTAATGCTCAAATAACTGAAGTCATCCCTCGACTTGGAACAGCTGCAGATGCAACAGTTGGAATTGTTATTGAAAAAAATGATTCTGATCATGCATCATTTTCATTCGGTGCGGGTATAACACAAGTAACTCTTGATTCGAACAACAACATTCCTTTTACAATGACCGATAGTGATTACATAACAGTTGATGTTACGTCAATCGGAAATACCAATAAAGGTAAAGATCTATTAATTCAATTTAGATACAAACAAACTTAAAAATCGTATAAATATAAATATATCAAATAACGCGGAGACCAACAAATGAAAGATTTTAATCTCGTCCAACAAGATGATTATGATTCGGATGGAACAAAAGTAGAAAGCACCAAGACGATTGTGATGCAGGCAGAACTGACTGAAGATAAAGTCATAAAAATATATGATAAAGTTTCAGGAGACTTGGTAGGAGAAGAACCAATGAACTTCTCTCCAACTGAAGGTACTCCAACTGTTGCTTGGAACACAGTAGATGAAGGTATTGCTTTCTTCCGCGCTCAGAACAATCATTTAGGAGAATAAAATGGCAAAAGTTTTTGACTTTAATGGAAATGAACACTACCCACCAGTGATGGAAGATCCGCGAACCGGAGTTGATGGGTTATGGTTTTACGGCATTGAACATGACAAACAGACTTTGAGTCCGCAGTTCAACAAGATGATTAATCATCTCTCAGCTGGAACGTCATGGGCAGATATGAGTGGTGTTGATTGGCACAAACCCGATAATGAACTATCAACTTATCTTTGTCTGTCTAAACCAACAACACACCAACAATACTATTTAAATAACAACAGCAACCACACTTATAATAAGTTTGATGATAATCCTTGGTGGACTCTCGATCCGTCAAAAGAAAGAGGTACTGGTCTTTACGCTATGAGTAGTGGTGGTCAAACAGCTGTTCACTTCGCAGGTACGAGAGACAGTTACATGTACTTCTGGACATGGGGAGCGATGAATTCATCACAATCTTTAAATGATGGCGGAAACCATCATACCTCAACAAGTGACTCATATACTTATACTTGGAACCCAGTAGGAATTCAAAATAACAGAGTTGTTGGTTTCTGTAGAAAGAATTCTAGTAACTATGACTATCCATCTACACAATGGTTCTCAATGTATAGCGGTTGGCCAGGAGATTATGACGATAGATCCTACAGCACTTCCAGTATAGGTGACTACTACAACTTACAGTTCATTGGTCAAGCTTCAGACGGAAACTGGTTGTTTGTTGCAAATAGAAACTACTACCCACTATACAACACAATTTATAAAGCGAACTGGAATAACAGTAACTCACCTACAGTTACAACCATGCTAAATGACACTTCTGGTTACAGTTCACCTGGTGGAACAAACCAAGGTGGAAACTTTTTGAATAAGTCATACTTAAACTACTCTTGCTCTAAGTTTATGACAGATCCAAGAGATGCTAACAAAAAGCTATGGTACAGAATGTACATTGATTCATACGGTGACTATCACCCAACCATTTACACATGGGACACAACAAGCGACACTTTCGCAGTTGAAAAAGATATTACAATTGTCGGTGATAAGTCAAGTGTTCATGCAGACTGGTCAACATTAACCAGTAACAGTGATAGTTTTAACGCTGAATGGATGCACAACGAATGGTTTGAATCAGGTGGAAACAAGTATATCACTATGATGTATTTTGACCAGAGAACAAGACATGAAAATTCAGGTCTTAAAACTTGGGTAACATATCAAATTGATGCATCTGACCCTAAACAGCTTACATATCACAGCCACTTTGATAATTCATCTGTTCCAAAACACATGGTATGGCTAAACGATAGTAGAACTCTTCTAGGTCTATTCTTTGCAGGTAAATTTGAAATGTGGTCTTGGTCAAATGCTACTGGTTGGGGTAAAGCAACTACAATTACTGATCACGTTTACGGTATGGGAAGAGACAGTCTAGATAGAATGTGGTACGTTACACGATCTACAAAGTGGGGTGCAAGCTATTTCGAAACACACCTCTTAACTCCGTCTCTACCAGTTACTGTTACAGTTACACCTGCTTCCTCAAATTACACATATGCCGGAACAACTATCAGTACTAACTTAAACGTTAGTGCCTTTAACGCCTCTGGCGCAAGAATTGCTACAAGTGTTAAGTTAGTTATTGAAGGAGCATCAATGAAGTTCTCTGATAACAGTACAGTGAAAACTGTAACGACAACTACAGGCGGAGACTTAGCAGTTGCTGTAAACATAACAGGAGCAGGATTTACTAACGTAACGGCGTCTGTAGAAATTTAACCTAGGAGTTGCTATATGTCAACTTCAGTAGAGCTCTTTATACATGAGCTAGGAATTAACACAAGAAACGCTGAGAAAACAGCTAATTCTTTTCCTACTGACATTCAAGCTGGCGCCCCGGCTCCTATTCTCGTATACAAAGGTGATTCAACCGGATCCTATGGTATTCTTTCAGAAACCATAGGAATTCCTGTAGGTTCCGGTAATTTCCTGTCTGATTTAAATCAAACAGGTGGTGGAGTAACTTTTGCTATTAAAGATTCTTCTGGCTCAGTAGCTGACGCATTTATGACTAATGCTAAGATAAGTGTTGCTGCAGATTCAACCTACCTTGATTTCGACTCTACATCAAATCTAGGATTAACTGCGCGTTTAACTCAGACTGATAACATCGTTGTTAGTCAGGATTTAGGTGCTGACCCGGGAGTTAACCTACTTGATTCAATAACATTAAACAACGAAATGCTTAAGGTTAATAATATTACTGGTCAACCTTATCCTCCTCATTATCACCAAAACTTAAATTCTTTACAAAGCGCTATTATTGCTCAACACCCTACTACATCTGGAACTAATGTTCAAGATTCTTCGGGTGGTCAGTGGAGCTATAGTAACATAGTTAGAGCTACTAAGGACGGACTAGAAGCTTTGGACATGACATCTAGGTCCTACGGTCTTGGAACTTGGAACCAGTCTGTGACTTATCCTGAAGAGTACACTATGTATCTTTTATGCCACATGAATAATAATACGAGTGCATGGAAATCATATTATTCTTGGAATAATAGTTCGTCACTTCTTCTATGGATTGATCCGTCAGGAAATATTGGAACATACACTGGAACTTTGTTTAATCAATACATTGATCAAAATTCTTGGCAGAGAATTGTTTTACAAGGAAAACGCAATGGCACTAGTGGATCTAGTACAAATTTTAAGTTGTGGATAAATGGTAATGGACCCTACACGAAGCAGACTTATGGGCCATCTGCAACCGATAAGATTAACTATTACTACTCGTATTCAAGTTATTATCCACAGTACGTTGCAATGACCGGCATAGTAGAAGGATCATCTGATGAGATTGCTTTTCATTTGAACCAACAAATGGCACACTATATGGATAATAGTAACCCTACTGGAGTCGCCTTTACAAAAAATATCTCCACTTTTACTGGAACGAGTAGTCTTGCCTCTCCACCACATGCAAAGTTCGATGTCAATGCACACGGCAGGACAGGTGATTCGGCTATGTCATCAGGACTATCTTTTACCACTTCAAATAATGATAGCATAAACCATTTAGATTTAAACACTTCGATAAAGCTAGCTGAAACTGGAAAGGTCTTTTGTGATAAAGACACTTTGTATTTTGGTCATAAACTATATGGAAGTTCAGTGTCTAGTGTTGAATTTTTTTCAGATCCCATCGGTGTAGATCTTCGACAGAGCGACATAAAGATATTACACCCCAGAGACGTATCTGCATATTCACCATTGTCTTCTCTTGCTCAATCAATAACAATGATAATAAAAGAAGAAGCACCTATAGCTTTCTTTAAAGATTCTGTTGGTCTTGGCACTGGAAACAGGTTTGAACTTCTTGATAAATTCAATGATCCTAGACTTGCTGTAGAGCCAGTGCAACAAAATCAAACGTCTGGACCAGTTCAGATCTGGTTCTAAAATATCTATTTACTTTTCCTATAAATTATGGTATAATGGTATAAAAGGAATTCATAATGAAACGTTTGATATATCAAGTTTATGTTGGTAAAAGATCAAAACTTTACGATCACTGTGTTGATTCCGTAAGAGATTATTGTAAAGAACACGATATAGATCACACGGTTCAAAGAATACCACTTCTTTCAATAAAACCAGATGTTTTTGTGACGAATCGAAGTAAAGAGTCATATGAAAAACATGGTGGTTATCTTCCCATATATGAAAAAGAGAATGCATTTAGCTACTTCAAAACGTTTGATCAGATAGCTATAATTGATGCAGACGTCTGGATAAGACCTGGGTCACCTAACATATTTGATGAACTCACCGAAGAATATGACTTTGGTGGTGTAGTGGAAAGATCTGCACCTATTGAACCTTGGTACCAACAAAAATTAATCCAATATTCTAGAATGCAGTTCATGAATATAGGAGTCGATTGGAAGTGGAACGAACTCGGTGCTGAGTTTATAAACATGGGTATCATGGTCATGAATAAGAAAATGAGTAGATACTTAAATGGAGAAACTCCTGAACAGTTTATAAGAAGACCTGAGTTTAAAGATTTTGTAGATGGAATAGGAAACTGGAAGTGGTCAACAGATCAAGTGCTACTTAACACTTGGATAAAACAAGAAAAAATGAATGTAAAGAATATGGACTGGAGATGGAATGGTTTATTTACTGCAAACACTAGAATCAAAGAGTGTTACTTTGTACACTTCTTCTTAAAGGACAAGTTACCAAACGGTGGAGAGAATGTAGATGAACTAAGGAGACTTGTTGAATGAATATAATACTACAACACTATGATGGAAAGTTAGGCGAGCTTGAGGAACTTTCAAAGTATAACATGGAGTGTTATGCAAGAGATGTAGGCGCAGAGTATCACTTAATAAAAGGCATGCCGTTTGATAGTAGTATTAAATCACAGTGTCAAAAAGTACACATGATTCATCAGGACTTTGATTCTTACAATGAAGTTCTTATGGTTGACATCGACATGTTTGTTCCAAAGGAAATATCAGAGAATGTGTTTGACTGGCCTGGGATAGGAATGTATGAACCTATTCAGCAAGGACTACACAGAGGAATGGTGAGATCAAGACCAGGTGAACTCGACCTAGCCAATATTGATGCACCCTATTGGGGTGGTGCCATATACAAGATGGATAGAATTACTAGACAAAGACTAAGATCTGCTTTAGAGGCAGTTAATTTTCAACACCCTGGTTGGAGGAACAATCACCCTCATGTTGATGAAGGAATATTTCACACACTTGCATATAAGGCTGGATTCAAAGTAAAAGAACCAAAGATGTTTATTGATCAAAGATGGTGCTGGTGTAGTTACTTACCCAATCCAGAAAAAGCTCTCATGATGCATATAAGAAATAAGTCGACTCCTCAAGGAGATAGAAAACCTAAGATAGAGAACTACAAGAATCTGGTTGCAAGAGGAATACTGTGAAAAATCTAATATATCAAGTGTATTCCGGAACACTTTCTGAAGAGTGCAGAGTTAGTAGTAGGTTAATGAAACAATACGCTAATCGTATTGGAGCCGAGTACTGGTTACATATAGATCCAAACATAGCTTCAAAAAAAGTAGATAGCAATGGACCTTATTGGGAATGGCTTAATCCTGTTATAGACGATAAGTTTCTAGAGTATGACAATGTTCTAGTTGTTGACTTAGATATATTTCCAGTTGAAGGACTAAAAGAAAATATATTTGAACAGGAGATAGGTGATATTGGAATATGTACAGAACCTTTTCAAGGAAAGTACAGGTCCACCGTAACAGTGGCTGGACATATCAACGGACAGAACGATGAGAAGTGGGCCAGAGTTATAAAAGAAAAATGGGGTGTTAGTCTACCTAGAGATAGTGATGGATACTTAAAAGTCTTCAATGCCGGAATGGTTGTCTTTTCAAATGAAGGAATGAAGAAAGCTAGAAAGTGGACATCATTTCAAGAATACATTAACTTAATTCGCAATAAGGGTTTTGGTAGGTTTTATTGGGTTGATCAGAACTACATACACGCAATGATGTGCGTTAATAAAGATATAAATTATATTGAGATGGATAATGGATGGAACTCACAGATCCACTATGTAAGAGGACCAATGGCACTGACAACTCCAATCAATGACGAAAGAACTCTTAACACTAAGTTTGTACATGTACAAATGACAGCGATGCGGTGGAATGAAAAGACGTTACACCAAGTAGTTAATAAACCACAATCTCAGTGGGAATTTTTATAAATGCAAAGGTATGAACACGGTATGATAAACTCAGAATTAGGACACTGCAAGAGTATAGAAGAATTCAACAGTGAGATTCGAAGACAACAAGAAGGTGCACACGGTAAAGGATACTGCTCTTTACATGATGCAATACGAAAGTACTTGAAAAAAAGTGACACCTACATGGAGTTTGGTGTACATCAAGGAGGAACAGCATCTGCAGCAATGCTAGCGAAACCTAGGAAAATCATTCTTGTTGATGTAGACTTTACAAAATATAACATGTTTCTTCGACCTCTTGCTCACAAATACTGTGAAGAAAATAATATAGAATTAGTTTTAAAACAAGCCAGTTCAATTGAACTAGGATCTCTCAACAACTGTGATATGTTGAATATCGATTCAGTTCATTCACAACGTCATATGACACAAGAACTTGCTCTTCACGGAAATAATATTAATACGTATCTATTAGCTCATGATACAAAACAACTTTACGGCAAAGATGATGATAGACTACATAGAACTCTCATGGACTTTGCAAAAACTAACAAGTGGGATCTAATTGAAAGAGGAGAACAGAGTGTTGGATACACTGTTCTGAAAAAAAGTAATGGCTAATATAACCAACGAAGGATTTGTTATCGACGATGATAAGCCTCACTTAGGAGGTAACTTAAACTTTTCTGATGGATCTTCATGGGCACCAGAAGCTTGGGACTATCTTATTAAAAAGTATAATTGTAAAACTGCTATTGATATTGGTGGTGGATATGGATTCTGTACAGAGTGGATGGAGGAAAAAGGTATTGATTGTGTAAATCACGATGGACTTCAACACAACATTGATAATTCAAAAGCAAAGAATAATTTATTGCATGATATAACTAAAGGTCCTATCAAACATGACAGGGTGGACTTAGTCAACTGCATTGAAGTTGTTGAGCACATAGAAGAAAAGTACATGTATAACCTTATGAATAGTCTTACACTAGGTAACGTTGTACTCATAACACACGCTGAGCCTCACCATGCAGATAGAGGTCATCATCACGTAAACTGCAAGGATAGACAATACTGGATTAATCAGTTTAGAATATACGGACACGATTTTTGTTCTGAAGAAACAGACAAGATAAAGAGTCTAAGAGTCGGTTGGCACATAAAGAGAAGTGGTTTGGTTTTCAAACGAAGAGCATGAAAAATCTAGTCTTTACCATCTTTATAAAGTCAGATTCTTTAGATAAAACACATGGTGAATTTAAGTACCATGATCTATATGAGTACGCAATAGAAAAAGCTAAGAAGTATTCACAAAAGTGTAACGCTGATTTTATTGTGATTGAAGATGACTCAGCCTTTCCTGGGTGGACACCTATATGGCAGAGGTTTGCACCTTTTGTAAAGTATAAAGATTATGACAATATATTATATCTAGATGCAGATCTTGTTATCACAGACAGCGCTCCTAATATATTTGAAACTATGTCTAAATGGGATGAAGAGGTTTTTGCTTCAATAGATTATGAAACAATACCTGGGAGAGCCTACTGTAAATATTTTAACGCAGGAATAATTGCATTTAAAAGATCTTTCTTAGATAAGTTTACTTATGATGAGATTATGGATGAGATGAAGAGATGGAAGTATACAAAGCATTGGGATCAAGAAGCTTTAAACTCTCTCGTTAAAAAGAAAACAAGTAGATACATAGATCTAGGAAGGTCTTGGAATACAATGAATTCTAATCTTAACGCTGGTAAGTACGCTCACGGAGTACACTATATTCACTACCATAAAAGAAAGTTTAATAAAGATATAATTGAACAGTACGAAAAGGATGTTGTAGGTACACTAATACTACCGGAAGAAAAAATAAACATATTCCCTAAATTTTGGAGAGAGTGGCAAGGTGACATTGTAAGTGCGGAGAAACAATATGACAAAAGCAAACACAACCTTTAAGTTATCAATCAGAGATATAGAAATTATTGAACATGCTTTAAGAGCCAAAGCAGGACGTAGAGGACTTGCAATTGCACAAGGTGAAACCTCACCTCAACTCAGAGAAGAAATGAATGAGATTCAAGAAGTACTTGGAAGGATTCATGAACAGAAAAATTTCTATGCCAAGTTTAAAGATGGCAAAACTTACGTGAGTGGATAAGATGAAAGCGTACGCTATAGTAATAAAAGGTAATGAAATTTCAGAAAAAGGATATGAAAAACTCCTTGAAAGTTATCTTAAGTATTATCATGACTTTGGTTTATACAAGTTTGATGCAACAACTCCGGAAACAGTTAAAGAAGAAATGGAATATCGTCATATAAAGTGGAACTATCCATGGGAAGGAGAGGTAGTAGACTTTAGAACAGGATTGACGAAGAAAGCTTATCCAACTAAAAATCATGAAGCCAGAATTGCTTGTGCTATGAGTCACTTGCGGTTATGGTCAGAATGCACAAAACTTGGCGAGCCTATTATTATTCTTGAACATGACGCCGTGTTTGTAAAGAAAGTCGATTTTCAGCCGGAAGATACTGGATATGATATTGTAGGAATCAATAATCCTATAGGATGTACTCGAAAATCTAAAGTGTATCGAGATAAGATACTAGAAAAAACTCAGCCGTTTCAGTTAGCACCTTATATTGATGATGATATGAAGTATCCTCAAGGATTAGCCGGTAACTCTGCATATATGGTTAAACCATCAGGTGCTTCAAAGCTTATAAGGCTCGTTCATGAACACGGTCTGTGGCCAAATGATGCAATCATGTGTAGACAACTTGTTGACATCGCAGTCACAAGAAAATTTTACACTACAGTTCAAGGTCTAAAGTCCACAACTACAGTATGATATATCAAAGTCAAAAATATAAGTATTATATTACTGGAACTAGAAGAGGATTAGGACTCGCTTTAGCAAAGAAATATAATACTGTTGATAGTTTTGAGGAGTGCGATGTTTTTATCAATTGCAAGTACGATATGTGGTACCAAACTGACATGGCATATCTTGCAGCAGAAGCCGGAGTATCTCGTATAATTAATATAGGATCAATGGCCAATGAATGGTACAAAGGATTTAAGCCTTACTATAAGTATGGACTAGCAAAGAAAGCATTAAAGGATGTTAATGATCAATTGTTTCATCAAGGAGTTAACACCACTATAATTAACTTTGGATATTTTGAAAGTGAATCCACAAAAGATATTGAAGAACCAAAAATGACAATGGGATACTGCATAGAAATGATTGATTTTATACTTAATCAGCAATATAGAATAAAAGAAATTACGGTGTGCGCATGATAGAGGAATACATTCCAAAGTTTATGCAATGTCTATACGCCGAACAGTGTAAAGATGTAGTTGAGACGCAAGAACTAATCGACATGTTTCATGAAAATCAAATAAACAGTAAGAAAGAGATTATAAAAGCGTGTGATCTTTTAAAGATAAGTGATGATAATTATGTGAATGGTTTGTATATAGGTTCTTGGATGGGATACATGACTCGTATACTTTGTGAACAATATAATTATTATATGAGTGAACTTGAACTAGATGAGAGATGTGGACCAATAAGTTTAAAGTTTAATGAAAAGAATAAAAGATACAGAGAACACATAGTTGGAAATGCTTTAGACCAAGATAAAGATTTTTTTGAAAGGTACAATCTCGTAGTCAATACGAGCTGTGAACACATGGATAGCAGTTGGTACTATAAACTTCCAGATAAGTCTTGGATAATTATTCAATGTAATGATTATGATGCTATTGATGATCATGTTAATTGTGTATCTAGCATAGATGAGATGAAAGGTAAATATCCTATGCATGTAAAATTTGAAAGTGAATTGCAATGTACAATATACAAAAGATTTACGTTAGCCGGACAGATTAGACACTCATGAAAGCTTTCGTATTAACAATCAAGAACCTAGAAGAATCGAATCAAGCTGCAGATCGATGCATAAAGTCTGCTTCTACGTTTGGTTATAAAGTTGAAAAGCATTATGGATACACACCAGAAGATGATCCTGTAAATATGTTAAAAGAACTCAATATACCTATCAATCAGTTTAAAGAAAAATATTCATATCTTGAAAAGTGTGTTGCTGCTTTCTTAGGTCACAGATCACTTTGGAAGAAATCAGTTGATCTACAAGAAAACGTGTTGGTACTTGAACATGATGCGGTGTTTACCGGTCCTCTTCCAGATAATGTCATTGATTCAACACTGTATGATATTGTTTCTTTTGGGACTCCTTCTTATGGAAAATGGAACACACCAAGTATATTAGGAGTAGGTCAACTTACTTCAAAGCAATACTTTCCTGGAGCTCACGCTTATATGGTTACACCTTATGGCGCAAGACAAGCTTTAAAAAAGGCACAAACAGAAGCAGGACCAACAGATACTTTCTTTAACATTAAAAGGTTTCCGTACTTAAAAGAGTATTATCCATGGCCTGTTATGGCAAGTGATAGTTTCACTACAATTCAAAGAAGAGAAGGTTGTTTAGCGAAACATAATTGGAAAGATGGAATAGGCTATGAGATTATCTAAATCATTCATAACTGGATGTGACAGTAGTTGCGAATGGATGCTTCCATGGTTTATGAGTAACTACAAGAAGTACAACACTTATCCTATTATATTTGCTGATTTTGGTGTTACTGAAGAATTCAAAGAGTACGTAAAAGAAAACTTTGATGGTGTCATTGACATGACTGACGTTCCAGATAAAGGTTGGTTTAAGAAACCTAAATCGATGATTAGAGCAGAAAAACTATCAAAGGCTACATGTTGGATAGACACTGATATCGAAATCCTTGACAACATTGAATCCATATTCAGTTATGTAGAACCTAATAGACTTGCTATGGTCGAAGATAAACCTTGGACAAAAAGAAGACCAGATATGAGAGGTCTACAATACTATAATTCAGGAATAGTTGCATTTGAAGGATCTCCACAAATATTGCATCAGTGGGCGTATAACGTAGAAAAGAATCCAAGACAAGGAGATCAAGAAACACTACACGCCATGATGGATTCACCACTTACGCAGAGGGTATATATTACTGAACTACCAAATGAATACAACTGGCTTAGATTACAGATCGAACACGATAATCAAGATAGTTCTAAAAAGAAAACTATTCATTGGACTGGACCAAAGGGAAAAGATAAAATTAGGAGTAAGATGAAACAATGGGAGACGTAGCGCACATTATAGGAAACGGAAAGAGCTCAGGCTTTTACGTTCCCGATAAGGGATTAAAGATTACATGCAACCTTCCTCCTTTTGAAGTCAACAACGTCTACACTACAGTAATGGTAGACTTTAAGATGATGAATGCAATTCATAAAGGTGAAGTCGTTGTTCCAGGTGATTGGGTTCTAGGTGCACGTCCGCATAAATGGATGGAAATGAGAAATGACTTCTATATTAAGTATGGTCACCAGATAAAAGAGTTCTACTTAAAACTTCCAAAGTACGCTGCCAACTATACTGATTTTAACTGCGGCCACATGGCAACTCATTGGGTAGCAAATAAACTTAAAAGGAAAGAGATCCACATGTATGGATTTGATTCTATATTTGAGTTTGATACTACAAGCATGTCAGACACTTTTATGATGTCAGTTAGAGACAATATGAATACTGAAAGACTCACCACGAGATGGAGACCTATTTGGTTTGGTATCTTTAATGAGTTTAAGGATACACAATTTATATTGTATCACGATAAAGGTAACTCTATGCTTAAACTTCCCGAAAACGTAGAAGTTCGAACCTCTAACAAAGGGAAGACAGCTACTCGAAGGGAGAAGATTATTGATGAATCTTCCGGACTTCCTCTTCCAGACTAACTGTTACATTTTTATCACAGTAAACCGTTAAAATGCATTTTTTTACAAAAAAGTGAAAATAATGGTGTACAATCCTTAAAATTTATGGTAGATTGGTATCAAGATAAATTAATAAGGAATGAAAAATGTACAAAGGTTATCAAGAAAAATTATTCTCAAACTCATGGGGAGTAAACATAGGCTTTGAAGGATTAAGAGAAAAGCTTAACGAATTACTTCCACTTGAAGGTTCTGTCGAAAATCCAAGATCTACTAACAAGCATCTTGAAAAATTTCGTAGAGCACAGAATGCTGCTTATGATTTATTTAATAATGGCTTAATCAATAGGCGTGGTCTATTCAAGCAAATCTTTGAATTTGCTCCAACAGTACGAGATACTAACTATGCTTCACGTAGTCAGTGGGCTCATTGGGAAGATAGAGTTGAAGAGGTTTTCACACCTATCATAGTAGCCGCTGCTAAAGAACAGGGTATAGTATAATGGGAATGTCAAACTGGATACTCGACATGGAAGAAAAGTTTTTCGATCATGTTACTGAAACCGATCTTGCTGAAGCTGAAACCTTTGAACAGTTTGTAAAGACAGCAGTTAAAAAAATGAATAGCAAACTACCAACACATCACGTAGAAGGTATTGCTAGTCAAGTTTGGAATGATTACTGGAGTAACTATTAATGATTACTCGTGATCTTATAAATGAAATTCTAGGAGCAATGGTGTTATTCATATTTGCTTTTGGTTGGTTGGATGTCTTATGGATATTCGGAGTTGAAAACAGTAAGGAATACACTTGGTGGTACCTTATACAGCAATTAGGAACTATGTAATGGTAGAGAAAATGAGTGTTGAAGAAATTGCTACTGCACTTATTCGTAAATATGAACTGAATAATGTTGAAGATATTTTGACGTGGCTTGATAAAGAGATCGCTTCTCTCAAAGATCCTATTCCACAGGAAACAAATGGATTCGACATTATAGAAACTAAGGATGAGTATCCTGTTGACACTAATTTAACCAAAGGCACAAGAATGGATGATGCTTGGTATTACTTTAAGAAGGAATGATAATGGCTAAAAAGTTTAAAGAAAAATTTCTAAAACCTTCATTTGAACCATTTGGTCATATCTTTGTTGGGACTGTTTGGCCAGTGACCGGTAGTAAAGGTGATCAGTACTCAGTTGAACTTACCGACTACGGGTTTAAGTGTGATTGTATGGGTTTTCCTTGGCATGGAAAATGTAAACATTCTAAAGCTGTTTTAGATAAAGTTGAAAGGGCTATAGCATGAGTGAAGATGATAACAGACCACCAACCGAAGGTGAATCTTTAGCCTTTATGCTTGTGATTGTTTTAGTTGGAACACTTACAATAAATGGTATAGTGTATTTGTTTACACAATGACGTATTATATTGTAGAAGGCGGTGGAACCCGTCAGAGAAAACTAGCCGAAGAAGCAGCAGAGTTTGCAATACAAAAACTCTTTCCTCGGTTTAAGAATTATGAGATATTCGTACAATTGACAAAAGATAATACAGATGTTTTTGAAGAAGACGAAAGAACTTATCAGGTCAGAGTAAGTACGAAGCAAAGTAGAGAGGATTTTATTACTGGTATATTTCACGAGTTTGTGCACATAGATCAGTATCTAAGAGGTAGGATACACAACTATGACTATAAAAACTTTGAGGAATACATCAATCATCCGGCTGAAGTAGAGGCATATGCTAGACAAGAAGAACTACTTAATGAATGGAATACTGCCCGTAGCTCAGCTGGATAGAGCAAGAGACTTCTAATCTCTAGGTCGGGGGTTCGAATCCCTCCGGGCAGGCCAATGGGAGACATGTTACAAGGTGTGACAGGGGACTGTAAATCCTCCGGGGAAACCCACGCCAGGTTCGATTCCTGGGTCTCCCACCAAACGCGGGTATAGTATAATGGTATTATCGCAGCCTTCCAAGCTGAGGATACGAGTTCGATTCTCGTTACCCGCTCCAATTCTTATAAATAGATAATATATCAATTAGTAAGAAAACAGGTGGAAAAATGGCACAACAAGAGATTAACATTGGGACTGTAGCGAATGATGGTACAGGTGATACATTAAGATCTGCTGGTAATAAGATCAATGAAAATTTTTATGAATTGTATCAGAGCAATTATACTGCAGCTACTCCAGGTGATTGGAGCGGATCTGCACCTACAACTGTAGGAGATGCTATCGATAGATTAGCCGCAGTTGTTAAAACGCTAAACGGCGGAACAGGCGCCTAAATCTCCTATGATTAATTATTTAGCATTTATTGCGGCAATAGCAATTGCTACGGTTGCTGCGTACTACTCGATTATAGGTTTGACGACTATCTTTGCGGCTGCAGTTATGCCGATCGCAATCATGGGAGGTGTACTTGAAGCAGGTAAACTAATCACTGCTTCTTGGTTGTATAATAATCGTGCAAGAATACCCTTTCTCCTAAAGTCTTATCTTATATTCGCAGTTATAGTTCTTATGTTTATTACCAGCATGGGAATCTTTGGCTTCTTATCAAAAGCACATATTGAACAGACTGCAGAGTCTGAAGAAAACATCGCTCTTATTGAGCAGATTGATAAGAAGATAGAAAGACTGAATAGTACAATAAAGGACTCCGAGGTTTCAATTGATAAGATTGAGAACAAGGACAACACAAGAAACGAAGAAATAAACAAACAGATAGCTACTGAAGAAAAGAGAATAGAAAAAGTTAGGGAGCAGTATCAATCTTTAGTTGATGAACAAAATGAAATCATAAACAACTCTGGATCACAACTAAAACTACTAGAGCAGTTTATTAAAGATCAAGACATAAAGGCTCTTCAATCTTTAGTTGGTACAAAGGTTGATGGAAACTATGGACCTGGAACTTCCGCAAAAGTAAATGCATTTAGAGAAAAGGAACAGTCTCGAGCAGATGAGATTATTAAGAGTGCTAGAGATAGAGTTTCAGAACTAAGACAAAAAGAACTCTCTGAAATTTCAAAAAGTAATGACGTTATTAATCGTCTTAGAGTAAGTATTCAATCAGACGGTATTGACGAAACAGACACTGCAAGAATTAAGAATCTACAAGAAAGTATTATGGATTCTGAAGAGCAGATCGTTACTCTCAACACAGAAAAATTTGCACTTGAAGCGGAAGAACGAAAACTTGAAGCAGAAGTTGGTCCTGTAAAATACATCGCAGAATTAGTCTATAGTGGAGAAGCAGACAGAGCAATACTAGAAGATGCGGTTAGATGGGTTATCATCATAATCATATTTGTTTTTGATCCTCTCGCAGTTCTCTTGTTAATCGCTGCTAACATGGGATGGGAGCATGCTAGAGAAGATAAGATGAAGAAACTTGGTAGATCTCAAAACAGAGTTGCAAAGGACGGAAAATTAGTAGACGCTGCAGAGATGGATTCTTTAGTAGATAAACCTAAACCTGAGCCTAAAGAACTCAAAAGAAAAATTAGAAGGCGAACTGAAGCTGGAAGAAAGAAGAAAACTACAAAAACTGAAGTAAGAGCTGGATACGAATATGATGTTAAGATATAAATACTTTAATGGAAGATAAAGGCACATACACAGAATATGGATATAGAGGTATTGAAGAAATAAAAAGACTTCAAGAAGAAAACGCGCGATTGAAAAAGGAGATCGAAGAACTAAAAGATAAACAAATAACTCTCTCTAATTTATATCCAGACGGGTTTAGTGTAGCTTGGAGAGATTTAAATACTCCACTTACTGGAGAAATAAAGAAGGAAAAAAAGAATGATCGCTGATCTATCATTTAAAGAACGAGCAGTATTATTTGCAGAGCTATCCGATCTTGCATATGTTAATAAGAAAACAGCAAAGACATATGCAAAGAGATTGGGTTTTACTACAACAGAATATTATGATAGAGATGGTGCTCAGGCGTACAGGTTTATGAATAAAAATGATTTAGTTATTGCATGCAGAGGAACACAACCGGTAGAATTTAATGACATAAAAGCTGACTTAAGAGCTATACCTGTTTATGCTGAAACTATAGGTTTAGTTCACAAAGGTTTTAAAAAAGAAGTTGATGATCTTTGGCCTATGATACAAGAAGACTTGTTGAGAAAAGCGAACTTGTCAAAAACTATCTGGTTTACTGGTCATTCACTTGGTGCTGCTATGGCTACTATTATGGCGAGTCGGTGTATGCACGATGAAGAATTAAACGATCCTATAGAACTATACACTTATGGATCGCCAAGAGTTGGATGGGGAAGATACTGTAGAAGTTTAGGTATTACTCATCATAGATTTGTAAATAATAATGATATAGTTACTCGAGTTCCACTATGGATTATGGGATATAGGCATCACGGTAAGAAAGTATATTTCAATCGTCACGGAAAAGTATCTAAAGTGTCTATCGTTGACAGACTTCTTGGAATGTGGAATGGAATAAAGAAGTTTCGTTTCGACAATATATCTGATCATGGAATGGGTGAGTACATAAAGCACTGTAAAAATATGGAGTGATAGTCATGGATTATCCAATGGCTGAACATTCCCCTATAACAATGTTGATATTAGTTGTATGTGGTATTGTTATCATATACTCAATTGGGCTTTGGGCAGGACGTCAACTTGAACGTCATATTGTTGCTGATCATGCCAAATATGTGGCAAAAAGAAAAGAGGAAGAAGCCAAAGAGAAGAGAAGAAATAGAAGAAGATAAGAATGAAATTAAAAATAATTGAAAAAAGTGGTTTACTTTTCATCAAAACTGTTGTATAATAGTACTTGAATGAAAGGAAGGAAGCAAATGAAGAAATTAATTACAACTTTAGCATTAGTCGCAGGACTATCTACTGCTGCACAAGCAGGACAACTGGCCAATGTTTGGCATGTTGAAACCGTGAACAGGACAGTTACTGAATATGGTTCAGAACGAAGATGTACTAACCAGCATGTTCCTATATATGGAAACACTGTAGTTCAAGGATCGAATAATGGAGATCTACTAGGAGCAATGATCTTAGGTGGAATCTTTGGAAAAGCAATTGGTGACAGCGATAAAGCTGCCGCTGCAGGTGCTGTGCTAGGTGCACTCACTCAAAATCAAAATGGAACTAGGACTCAAAGAGTTATAACTGGATATGAAAACAGACTAGTCTGTAACAATATTAGTGTTCCTAGACAAGTAAATAAAAAGATGTACATTATCCACTGGAAAAGAGGACATCAACGAGGGTCGTTCTATAGCGATCAAGCTTATAGTGTTGGAAGTGGAATATATGTCAACTGAGATCGTAAATCAGCCTATGATACAAGGCAACAGTATGAATATGCCTTATGCTGCTGAAGCTAGACTTCGACAGGAACGTATCGAGGCTTTTCACGTTTCAAAGGATCTTGTTCAAGAAAGATATCGAGAAAAGATAATTCTTGATGAATTAATGCTTGAAGCTTATTGGGCTAAGCTTGATCAGTTACGAACATACAATCAAAACGCTCAGATGGAAAAGGTTCAAGCTGAACAAGGTTTGATAATTGATATGAAAGCATAGGAGTTATTATGAAAAAAATTAAGGATATGTGGGAGTCTTCCTACGGTGAAGGTACAAAGTTTGACTTAGATTATGGGAAACTTATAATTCTAGGTCTATGCGTGTATATCGCGGTTCAAGTATCATGACAGAAAAAGAAGAGACTTTACAAAAACAAGTTCTTCGTCAGTCAGATGAGATCATGCTTTTAAAACAGATGATCAGTATTGAGAATAAAGAAAAGTACGACGCTTATATAAGAATAAAAGAGCTTACTGCTGAACTGAATAAACTGAAAAATAAGGATTAGTAAAATGTTTAGAAAACTCGCCGTGGTGCTATTGGCGCTTGCACCGTTAACGGCTCTGTCTCAAGAGAACCAGCCTGAAAATAAAATTACAGGTGAATGGTTAGCTAAAGCTGTCATGTGTAATGAGCAGCACGTAGTAATTGAGACTATGGAACGTTTCGGCGAGAAACCCTGGATATATATGGACGGTGGATCTGTTCAGCCACCAAGTTTCGTATTAGCCAGATTTGTTTTTGCTATCAATCCGACTACTCAAACTTGGAGTATAATTGAATTTTATGCTGGTGCAGAGGGGGTTCCTATGGCTTGTTTGTTAGGTTTTGGGAAAGGCACTATAAATATGAACAAGTTAGAACAAATGAAAATTAATAAAAAACCAAAAGGAATAGATCTATGAATGATAAAGAATTTCGTCCTATCGGATGGGCTAATACACTCATTAGTTTAAAAGAAGCTTGGTCGATGATTATGACTATTGAAAACTCTCCTCTGCGTAAGTTGGATCCAAGAGTTGGTCATATGATTTTTACCATTTTAGGATTCATGTGGAGTGGTATCTTTGGTATCGCCATCATGGAAAGTATGACAGCATTTACTGTAAGTGCAATTGCTCATATTTGTATTATTACCGGTATTGCAATTACTTGGTTTGTTTTTAATGAAGCAGACAAAAGACCTGACAGTTTGAATGAAACTGTTGAAAAAGGATTTAAGTTCATGCCGGGATATCACAGCTCACCAAGAGCAAGACAAAACATGTATGTTAACGGTGAAAAATTTCAATTAGATAATGGAGACCCAGGTGGAGAACACGAGTGATGATGTTAGAAAAGCAGCTCAGGAAGAAGCTGAACGTACTTTCGCTGGATTTATAAACTTTAGTAAGTATATAACTTATGCTGCGATTGCGTTTCTCTTGATTGTTGCAAGTTGTAATTTTGGAGTAGATGGTACTGGTAGTAAAAGCAATCCTGAACTTTATGAAGAGTATAAGGACAGGATGGAAGAGATGAAAGAAAGAATTAAAAAGGAGAAGTATGGATAAGGCATATCACAATAAAGGTTTTGGCTCAGCTTTCTTATGGGTCATATTCTTATTTTTAGTAGTGCCAATTATTATTATGTTTAGCATTGATGATGGATGGGCGAAGTTTGTAGAAATGAGAGGAATAAACAGCGACTGTTGGGAAAACGCTCAGCACGAAGTTGTTTGCAAAGGGGAGGTAGAATGTAAGTTTTGGAGAAACTTCTGCACTCCCACTAATGGAGGGAACTAATAGCGCCTTTAATAAAAAACCAAAAGATGTCTGAGTTGGTGACACCTGATGGTCCAATAATGACAGAGATACGTAAAGGTCCTCTTAAGTTTGTAAAAGCAGGAGACTCTTCGTGGCGCAGAAAACAAGAGTTGAACAAATACATAGAAGCGAACTGGTTTAAACCAAGACCAAAGCGCTATCCAAAACCTCCAAGTTATAATTATGGCAATGTTAATGAACAAGAAGTGAAAAAGAAAAAGAATGAGATTGATTGATACTCTAAGAACTGAGTATATCACACCAAAGAATTGGTTGGCTGATATAAATAATGATAATAATAATGACGAAGATGATCCAGAACCCGAACGATACTATGAATGGATGCTCTGGAAACTGAGACAGGAAAGAAAAAAAGATGGGACAAATATTTGATTTTGGATTTACTGCGGTAGATGAAGACGAGCTAGAAGCCGTACAAACTACTCAGGTGAAGGTAAAGGAGACTGAACAGTCTGCTAAAGCCCTTCAAAATAAGATAGATGAACTATACAATGCAATTACTCCTCTTCTAAATAATTTAAAGAAGAATCCAGAAAAAGAGTATATTCTTTGGCCAGATCGTCTCAATAAAGTAGAACAATTCGAAGACTACCTCACAAACATATATCAAAAGTAACTGTAACATTTTTGTCACAGCGAGCAGCCTAAATGAAAAAAAATGCATTTAGGCCGCATTTTTTTGTTTACATTCCTAAAAAACTATGGTAGATTGGTATCAAGATAAATTAATAAGGAATGAAAATGAAGGATATTTTTGATTATAACAACGTAAAAGGGATCTTGGCAGGAATGTCAGGTGACCAACTTTCAACTCTAGCTGAAAAGCTAGTTGAGCAGTTCCCTGAAACTGCTTTCGTACTTTCCTCCTCATTAGAGGCAATGATCCAGGACAAGCATGTCCGTTCAATTGAAGATGCAGAGGAGGCTGCTTAATGAAAATCACTGTAGTACATAAAGCTTTCGAAGATACACCAAGAAATGTAGCTTTGGTAAATGTTCCATCTGAAATCACAAGTGTTAATTCTGCTTTAGAATATGCATATCGTTGGACTAATAACGTAATGGGTTCTTGGAGCCGTGACGATATTGAAGATAACGGTGACGAAAATCCTAACGTTACACCACTATTCTTCCACCCTGATGGAATGGGTGTTCGTTCAACTTCAATGGGCGATGAAATGATTGTTGACGGTAAAACTTATGCCGTAGCAATGATGGGTTTTGAGGAGGTAGCGTAATGAACGAACTACTTCACGATATTGAACTTTTAGAAAAAGTTTGTAACCAAATCGCCGACGGAAACTATGTTGGTGCTCAAATGCAATTAATACAAATTGTTGCTGTAAAAGAAGCACAATTAAAACTTATTGAAAAAGAGGAGGCTGCTTAATGAGACTAATTAATTTAGATGGACCTGATGGGAATGCTTTTGCCCTTCTTGGTTATGCTAGTCGATGGGCAAAAGATCTTGAACTCGATAAAGACAAGATCTTAAATGAAATGAAGTCAGATGACTATGTAAACCTAGTTTCTGTCTTTAATAAATATTTTGGAACAGATGGTGCAGACATCGCTGTACTTCAATCTGAACAAGATAACCTACAGGAGATTATTCATGGCTGAACAACTTGTAACAAAATTATCTTTGACAGTTCATCCAGAACTAAAACCTGAACTCTTTGATGATATAAAAGAATCCGCTCCGCACGGTAGTCCCTTTGATAGAGGAAGTGCTGACGCGTATTATGGTCGACCATATGATCCTCATTGGTGGCCTCAAGGTACTGGTATGGGTACTCGAATTGAAGAGGAAGCTATGTCTCCAAGAGAAATAGAACTCTACACGTTTGCTTATAGAAATGAAGATGATAGAAAGGATTGGGGTTAATTATGACTGAAGTAGCAACTACTATGGAAGAGCGTTTGGCTCTTATTAAAAAGATCGCTAAGCGTAAAGGTATGCTTAAAACTGTCAAGGAAAAAACACGTAAGGCAAGGTCTTACGCTTTACAGAATCGAAAAGATGATGTTCCTGATTGGGCAAGAGATGACGGTAATAACGTCAACGCTTGGACAGATGAGCGTAAATATGCTGATCAGTATTATGGTGATGCATATCGCGACACTACAAGGTATGACAACGATTGGGATTAATTTCTAATGGATTGGATACTTGTACTTGTAACACTTCTTAGCGACGGTCAGTATAAAGTTACTACAGAAAAAGCTTTTGACTATTACCCTTCGTGTCAAATCTCCGCGGAGGGTAGACAACTTTTTTTAACGGCTGAAGGCATACACCATAAACAATACGTGTGTATTGCAAAAAACCCTATGGAAAATAATAATGAGCGACAAGATAGTATTTCTAACTGATCTTATAGAACAAAAACTAAGAAAAGAAAAAGAGATAGATTATTATGAAAGTCAGTTGAAAGAGATCACTGACAAGCTTTTCTTTTTGCGGAAGGAAAAAGATCTGACTGAACTTATTATAGATATCTTACAAAAAGAAAAGATTATTGATCTTTCAGAAAATTTAAAGAAGATAGAAGAAAAGTGAGAAGAGGACGTAAAAGAAATTCTCGCGAATACGTTGAGATGAGAATAAAACAACTTATAGAAGAGAGTCATAAGGCAAGTGATAAAATGACTCGCAGGTGGTTGACTAAATGTGCTGATGAATTAAAATGGGTTTTACAGGTAATGGATGATGAGAGAAAAGATTAAAGAAAGAATGGATGTACTTCAAAAGATGATGGAGAGTAATATTCATCTTGACGATGCAGAAAGAGTGTCCAGGCAAATAGCAACTATAAGTAAGTTTTGGTCAGTCCTGTCAGAAGAAGACAGAGATTATATCCAAGGCTGTCAGTATGCTATTGAAGAACAATATGAATGGAAAATAGCTGAAAAGGGATACGATTAATGAAAGTTAAAATAAACGACATTGGCGGTGAAGTAGTAAAAGACAATGAAACTTATCTATTGAAAGATAATAAGTTGTTAAAAAATTTAGTCTTAAGTAGCACAGATCTAAAACCAAACATGAGTACCAGAGGACATAAACACGAAGGTCAAGAAGAAGTTTATTTTTTCGTCAAAGGAAGTGCTATGATGGAAATTGATGATGATAGATTCTTTGTAGATGAAGGTGATGTTGTCCTTATTGAAGATGGCGTGTTTCATAGAGTCCATGCAGAGGAACACGGCTGTTATTTTGTTTGTGTCTTTGACGGAAAGAGAAATCACTAACTAATGAGAAGAGGTAAGAGATTAAGTAAGAGGTGGGAAGATATTGAATCACCTTGTGTTAATGTCTGCAAATTAAAGAATGGTGTATGTATAGCTTGTGGAAGAACACAAGATGAAATAAGAGACTGGCTAATAATGACCGAAGAACAAAGAAGAGAAGTAATGGAAAGAGTAGATAAATGAAAATTATAGCGGGTCCGTGTCAACATGAGTCATACCCTCAATCATTAGAAATAGCAAAACATTGTCATGAGATCTGTTGGGAACTTGGTGGCGGTGGATATGGAATTGACTACTACTTTAAAGCTTCTTTCGATAAAGCAAACAGAACTAGTTTGGATAGTCCTCGAGGACAAGGAATAGATGTAACTCTACCAGCTTTCCAAAACCTAAAGAAAGAAATACCTGAACTAAAGATATGTACAGACGTTCACACTGAAGGACACATTAATAGGTGCAAAGGTGTGGTTGATATGATACAGATACCTGCATTCTTATCCAGACAAACAGACTTAATTTTAGCCGCCGCAAAAACGGATTGTGTGATAAATATTAAGAAAGGCCAGTTCATGGCACCATGGGATATAAAAGGGATCATAAGTAAACTAGATGCAGCCACAGACTATTGCATTACTGAACGAGGTACCAGTTTTGGTTATAACAGGCTTGTTGTCGACTTTGCTGGGATTTCTTATATGTTGCGCAGCCTCGGGAATAAGCTTGTCTTCGATGCTACTCATTCCGTACAGACGCCCGGTGGAGAGGGTAGTCATAGTGGCGGTGATCGTAGCTTGGTTCGTAATATGGTTCGTGCAGCAGCGGCCGTTGGTGTATCCAGTTTCTTTTTAGAAGTACATCCTGATCCTGATAACGCTCCTTCAGATGGTCCTAACATGATAAAGTTAGAAGACTTTGAAGATATTATTAGAGATATTGTTTTTATCAAAAAAATGATAGGATAGTGCATTTTTTCCTTTACATTTGTCTAAAACTGTGGTAGACTATTAGTAGGAGGAATGATAATGAACGGTATAAATCCAGAAATTAGAAATAGAATACGTCTCTCAATAGCAGCATATGCTTATGAGTACGAAGATGATCCAATCATGTCAGACGCTGAGTTTGATGATTTGGCCAAGTCTATTAATGTAGAAGAAAAGACTGGCAATCGCAAGCTTGATAACTTTTTTAAGAAACATTTTCAACCTGACACTGGTATGTGGATTCATCAACATCCTGAAAAACAAAAGTTGAAACATATCTATATGGAGTTTTTTAAAAAATGACAATGCATCTCGTTCGTGGTATGTCTAGCCTAAATACTAAAAAGCGTAGACAAAAGAAGTCTCCTGGTTGGAAACAAAAGATGGCGGAGCACGATAAGTTCCTTCGAAAGATGGGTGCTCATCCTGATCAAATAAAAGAAAAGAGGAAAAAGAATGCTGATGTTCCTATTCGGCACATCCCTGATTATAGCTCTGATCGTCCTAGTCTGCCTACTAGCGATGTTATATGTGGAGGAGGACTAAGGAAAGATTCGAATAAATATACAGGTACCGAGATTATTGGTATAGGCACTATGCACAAGTCTAATATGGTACCAGTGTCACGAAAAAAGGACGCTGAGGATATGGCTAAAATGAGGAGATGATATGTTTTCAATAGAGTTCGAATATGATCATACGTTCACAACACTATTGGATAACGAAGGCAGAAGAGAAGATGTACAATTGATAATTACTGATACTGATGTTTTTATTAGGCAGTTCAATGAAAAAGCAAATAAGTATGAAGTAATCAACTTTTCGCCAATGATGTTTAAAGAACTCATGACATCAATGGATTATCCAGAAGGACTATACGCTACATCAAAGGAGTTGGTGAGACAGTAAAATGAGTAAATCTTACGCTGAAGCGTATTACAGCAATAAGCTGTGTATGTGGATGGATATCTCCACGTACTGCAATGCTGGTTGCCCAGAATGTCATAGGACTGATATAGTCAAAGGTGGTCTAAAAACTATAGACTGGCTTCCTCTCGTTCAATGGAAACTCGAAGAATTTAAAGAAAGATTTAAATCTGACTTTATACGTAACGTGAGAAGATGGGAGTTCTGTGGAACTTGGGGAGATCCGGTTATGAATAAAGATCTCTATAACATAGCAAAATACATTGTCGAATCAAATGCTTCTTCTTTTATTTCTATTGATACGAATGGAAGTATAAGAGGTGTCAACTGGTGGTCAGACTTAGGTAAACTAGCAGCCGCAACAAAACACTACGGTGGTGGAATGATTGAGGTTGACTTTGCAGTTGAAGGCGTAACTCAAGAAATGCACTCTCATTATAGAAGAAAAACAAACTTACATAAAGTGCTTGCAAACATGAAAGCTTTTACCGATGGTGGAGGCGAAGCGACTGCGTTTGTTGTTATCCATAAACACAATCAAGATTACTTACATGAAATAAAAGAAATGTGTGAAATGCACGGTGCAAAGTCATTTAACTTTGTTGAGTCTAACAGGTTTGAATGGCACTCTACTGGAAATACTGGTAGGTTTGAATTTATAGACGAGAATAATAAGAAGCAGGTACTTCTCCAAGCTGATGAATACTCTGTTCCTAAAGAAAATTCACAGTTTCATGCACCAATAGCCGACCATAAAAGAAGAGTTGATCACAATCCAATATATAATAAAACATCTAAAAATAGTTATATGCAAATCCAAAAAGCTGTTAAGGCCGCGGCGGCAGAGTTTGAAGGTGAAGATGATATTGATTCTTTCATAAAGGCCAACGAGGAAGAGTAATGAAAAAAAGTTACATTAAATGCAGATGGCTTGAGATGAATAAGATCTTAGTAAATCCTGATGGTCAAGTTTATCCATGCTGCTATCTGGCAAATAAAGCATATAAGTCAGAACAACTCGGTGTGTTTGGTCCGAACAATCAAGTAGAAGATATGAAAGAGAAAGGTCAGAACTGGTACTGGAAAGAAGGTGATGATCTTATGATTGAATATAAGAAAAACTATGAGGATCTTAACATTAAGAATAAAACTATGGAAGAAATAGTTAATCATGACTGGTACACAAAAACTCTACCAGAATCATGGGATAAAGAAGAAACTAGATTTGAAGCTTGCAGAACTTTCTGCGAACACTATGAAAATGAGTAATGTTTTTTATATCAGCACCTTTCGGTAACTATCTTAATTTCAAAAATGCTATTAGTGTAACGGGAACTTTTACAGTTCACCCTAGACCGGGTAGACTGTTGCAGATAATAAAGACACTAAGATACACTAAAGATGGTTGGAGGAATAAGTTAGGAGTACGCAATCCAGGAATACATAAAGGAATGTGGAACACTAAGTACAATCAAGTCATGAGTATAGCTGCTCTAGAACCTGATGATTGGAACACACTCATAGGCACTATCAGCGCTGAGAGAAATATAGAACTCAATATTAGTTGTCCTAATCTCGATGCTTGTCGCGACACTATGAATTGGAAAGGATTTGAAAAGTTTCCAAAACATATGAGAGGTAAATGGTGCATAGTAAAAGTACCACCAATCGCTAATAACAGTATGATTGATAAACTCATTGACTTAGGATATAAACAAATTCATGCAAGTAACACTGTTCCTACTGACAAGGGTGGACTGTCAGGAAAAATAATTACACCATACACTATGAGAATAATAGATTATATAAAGAATAAATATCCTCATGCAGAAATCATTGCGGGAGGTGGTGTGTATTCCAAACAAGACGCAATAGATTATTTAAACGCTGGAGCAGATCACATTAGTTTAGGTAGTGTATCTTTCACTCCTTGGAAAATAAAATCG